TAGCCTCCCAGCCGGTTTCGCCTTGCCCGTCGCTTGGGTCAAACCAGAATTGTTCTACCCAGTGGCGCAGGATGCCGTAGTAGATAGGCACGACGGTATTGACGTCAACGGTCTGGAACCGTACCTCCAGCGATCGCCCTAGGGAGGTGGGCGCGTTGGTGTCGGTGAGTACTTGGGCATTGCGGTAGATAGCACCGTAAGACTCACCCGATAGGGTCAGAGTAGTCTCCGCCCCACCGCCCCCCATCACCGCTGAGGACCGTCCGTAGGCGCTAGTAATGCCCCGCATCAGTAAGTAGGGTGCCTTGTCTAGGTAATCCTCCCAGTCGGGCTCAGGGGGTGGCTTAGGTTGGCCATTGGCAGGCGCGTAGGCATCACTCAAGTTAGAGCCACTGCCATCAGCGGTTTGAAATACTACCGGGTTAGTAGCCGGGTCCTGAGGGACAAATGCTTCTACGTTGGTCAACGGGTCCTGGTTGCGAGAGGCATAGATTTCAACCACCATGCCCGGGTGGATGCGCTTTAGTAGCGTTTCATTGTCGAGCCGTGCCCTCATTTTCAAGTTCCAGCTACCGGCAGGGCTTTCGACGCTCAGGGTGTCGTTGTAGCTGAGCAAGTCCTTGAACTCGCCAAAGTCCACCACGGTCTCCCCGGTACGGGTCATAATCCGCAGGTCAAAACGCACCGTGGACTCATGGCCAGAGGTGACACCCATGCCAGCGGGATTGTAAATGCCAATGGTTCTAACCATAATTGGTGTTGCAAAATTGCTCTATGGTTGTAAATATGCTTGACAGTATCTATAAGTGTTGATAAATTGATGAGTGTTAAGTCACGTTGAGGAAGCAAGATTATGGGTTATCACACACGCAATAGAGACACCGTTGCTCAATTTATGGCAGCTTTGCTGGCCAATCCTAATGTTTTCGACGCTAATGCGCAGGCTGACGACCGAAAAGCTCTTGAGTATGTGCTTGCGATAGCCGATGTGGCCGCCGTAATGCTTGAAGCCCGTTTTCGATCCCGTAGTCGGCAAGAAGTTCTAGCAGGTTATGGGACGGGTAGGGCAGATAGGCGAAAGTATCTTTTGGTCGATGGCCAGGAGGTTCTTGAAGAAGTCTGGTTTACGGCAGACGAATATGAAGAGGCCCAGGTTAAGGTCAGGGAAGGCACGGGCGGAAACCTTCATTACTGCCCAGTCGACTAGCCGCTTATCACTCCGCCACCACCCCGGCCCCATGGCTGGGGTTTTGCTTTGTCAGCCATGGCTCACCCGTCGATCGCGCACCACCTCAAACAAGGGTCGCAACTGGCCGCAGATAAGTTGCTCCGCGTCGCTGGTAGCTAGCCGGTTCTCCTGCCAACGGGTTACCCAGTAGGTAATATCCCAATTGGCCGGGTATAGGCTAAGGCTTTGGCCATTGGGATGACGCAACTCCAGCGGTAGCATGGTGCGGATGAGGTCGCGGTTGTCCATGTACCACTGACAGGCGCGATCGATGTGGGATTTATCCATGGGAACCGGCTCTGCCCATAATGGAGTCGAAGGCGGCATCATCTTGCGCCAAGACTTTGGCTATCTTCCTGGCGGTTGGGCTTGTTGCAAGCATGTGAATCCGTTGCTGCGCGATCGCGTCTTGCTTGGAGTCTGCATCAAAGAAGTTTTCGGGTAGCTTCTCATAAAAAGACTCCATCTGGCTTGTAGCTTTTTTGATGGCTGGCAGTGCATTGATGACGCTATCCAGCAAGCCAAGGGCAAGCTCTGCTTTGCGTTTAGACGCTTGATCAGTTGTGGAGTTCAGATCACTTACAAAATCTTCCCTAAGGGCTTGGAGTGATGGCTTGTCTTCATAGGCATAACCCCAGGCTTCTTCAAGCGGGTTGATGCCGTGCTGGCTAAGTTCGGAGAAGTTTTGGGCGGCACCGGCTACGGCGTCGTAGACAGCTTTTGTATAGGCGTCCTTTGGAGGTGGGCTTTTACCTCTAAATACTTCAGCAAGATCGTCAGGCGTGCAAATGTCTTCTATGTTTTGAACGCCAAGGCTGTCATAGGCTTTAACGGCAGACTCCCATTCCTTTGCTTGTTGCCTGCAGGAGCTAGCGGGCCACTCAGTAAGCAGTTCAACTAACATATCTGGGTCGCCAGACTGCTTGAGAAAGTTTACAAATTGCCCAGCCTCTGGGGATGCACTGTTAAGTGCCGCTTTGGGGTCAATTCCCGCTAAGGGGTCTTGCTGCTCGCCTTGAACACCCTGGGAGACTTGTTGGTGTAGGGCATGGAGTCCTTCCATCGTCGGCGCTTGTTGCTGCGCCTGTGGTTGGGCTTGGGCGGCGGGCGTAGCGGGTGCTGCAGGCGTCGCCCCCTGACTTCCAGCAAGGTGCCACCGTCCGCCTTGCAATACCTCCTGGTGTCCCGCTTGGTTGGTGCGGGTTTCACCTTCTTGGTGTTGAGCGTCAAATAGTCCTAGCTGCCCTGGGGCAGGCGATCGCTTGCCCGCTTTCCTCAAGACGATGCCGCTAGCGGTCACCACCGGGACATAGTGCACCCCAGCGAGGGTATAAATTTTCATGGCTACCTAACCCCTGGGTAGGTCCACCGGGCACGGCTGCCACGGCAGTCAACATGAATAAACCCATTACCCCGGGCAAGCCCACCTTGGCCACCCCACCAATGATCCAACTCGTTATAAATGTCCGCCAGGGACAGCCCAGGGATATTAAAGTCCACCGCATGGCCCTTCATGTGGGTAGAAAAACGAGCGCCCCCCACGCGGGCATTAGTAGCCGGGTTCCGATACCAGGAATTGATCTTGATGGGCCGCTTAAACCGCTCCCGAATGTCCTGCATCACCTCCGCCACCCGAATGATGCCGTACACCACAGAGGCATTCTCAGGGTGCCGGTAGCTACCATCGGCGGCAACATGGAGCGCTTCACCCCAGGTGAAGTTAGGCGCTTTTGACGAGATCGGCTGAGTACTGGAGCAGTCGTTCTCAAACCCTGGCAGGATAATCCGATGACCGTCCCGGCGGGTTGCGGGTTCATCCTTGGGGTCATTGCCTGAACCAAACCCTGATGGGTCACTGGCATGGTCCGCATATACCCACCAAGTATTCCTGCCTGATGGGTGCAGGTTCACCAAGTCAAACCGCTTCGGGTCAATGGTGAAATGCACATGACCGTGCAATAGCTGATAGGCCAGCAAGGGGAACGATCGCCCTTTGCCGACATTCACTGTCGCTGCCTTATCGTAGGCGATCGCTTGCTCCGGCCCTGGCTTTAGGACCGTGTTCTCAGTAATTTCAAGGACTAGCATTTATGCTCCTAGGTCAATGCCGATAGACTTCATGCCAAGCAGGGACGCTACCCGTCCGGTGGTGCCGGTGCCAAAGTAAGGGTCTAGCACCGTCGCTCCGGCCACTGTGGCGCTAGACAATAGTTCGTAGACCAATGAGTCAGGGAATGGGCAGGGGTGGCTAGGATGGCCACAGGGGCGATGCACCAACACCGACGATCGCAGTGGTTTGGTATTCAACATCGGTCGCCCATTCTTGCCGCTCTTGCCCATCATCAGAACATACTCATGGGTTTCCGGTGGCGCGTCACCCTTGCCCACCTGGCTACTTTGCCCCTTGTCCCAGATCAAAATTTTTCGCATTACCCAGCCATCGCTCCGTAGCCGCTCCGCTAGGCGAATAGGCACCAATAAGGGTTCCTTTTCGCGGTAGTCATCCTCCAGGCTGCGGCGGTAGAGCCAGTCTCCTGCTTGTCGCCGCTGCCCCTTGGCGCGTACCGGGCTGTAGTTGTTGCTGGTATCGCCTATCACAATCCAGCACACCCCGCCCTCGGCTAGCCCCTGGTATACCAGCCTAAAAACCTGCTGCAACGTATCCAGGTAAGCGTCAAGGCTATCCTCTAGCCCGTGCTGCCCTTCGTGGCCATAGTCAATTTGGCCGTAGTAGGGAGGGGAGGTAAGGCAATAATCCCAGCGATCGCCTGCCGCTAGCCGTTGCTTCAAGACCGCGATCGCGTCGCCACGGTAGAACCGGATGTGATCGTCGGCCATTGGCTTATTGTCAATGGTATTGAACAGGGCTAGCTGGTGCATTTTTCTGGAAAGCTGTAGGGCTATTGATTAGACGATGCCCACCCTAGTTCTAGGATACTATCGGTTCGCGCAGATTGACGATAGGGTTGCTAATTTGCTTTACCCATACACCGGCGATAGGTTGCCACTATTGCGCGGGTTGCGATCGCGGCTACCTTGGCGGGTTTGCTCAAATTCGTCCAGGTAGGGCCGGGCGGCGTGGATGGCGTTGGTTACCTCCTGCCGGGTGCGAGCGGGGTCGGTGGCGCTGGCGATGTTGACGGTAATGTTGGTGGTGCGGTTGTTGGTTTGGTTGCCGCGTCCCATGGATGCTACTAGCTCCCTGGATGGATCGCCAGCGCTGGCCCGTAGGTTAACAGGGCGCCTGAATAGGTCAGCTTCCATCTGCCGCCGGCGGGTAAGCCCCGGGAGAACTTCGCCGTCAGCTTTATTCCATCGTCTGAATTCATTGGCTGCTCCAGCGTAGTCGCCCCGGTTCAGGCGGCGTAGCAGGGTAGAACCGGCAAACCCGTCCTCCCCGCCGCCAACATTGTAAATAAACGACTGTAGGGCGGTGCGCTGGTTTTCGTTTAGTGGCACCGTTACAAGTTCGTCAATTGTTCGGTTGACGCCTGCTAGATGTCGCTGTAGTTCCGCTTCAGCTTGCTCGCGGGTGATTGAGCCATGGGCGCCGGGGGCGCGGGTGCCATAGCCCCAACTATATTGCTGATGATCCCAATAGGGTGTTGGGTGGAAGCCCTCGAACTGCTTGATAAAGTCTGCGGCGCTGGCAGTACCACCGCCACCACCTGCCGCCGCTGGCTGGCTGGGGAACGTCCTGCCTTGTGGTAAGGGGCGGCGGTTGTCACCATGGCCGGTCTGGCTGATTAGGTTGCCGCGTTCATCGTAAATGCTGGCATAGTGCCCGAATCCGTGCTGCTGGGTCCCGTAGGCCACCCGTCCACCTGACACAGAGGGTATATAAATTTCAGCACCAGCGGAACTGGTCCCGGGCGCTTCACTACGGGCGTCGCCGTCCATCGGGATGTAGTAGTCGAAAGCATGCCAGCCTTCGCGATGAGCATGGGCGGCGGCGGCACGTTGCAACAGTCGGATGCGTTCTGCTTGCGGAGCGCTTGGGTCGTAAACTTGTCCGGCAACAGCGGCATTGCTAAATTCTATCCGCCGTCCTTGTTCATTGTAGGCTTGCGCCTTTTGCATGAAATAGCCGTCAATCTCCTCCCAAGACAGGGTAGTTTTGTACCGGCTGTCAATGTGGTTAGAAGAACTGCCGCCGATAAACTGACTAGGGCCGGTAAACAACCCGGAGGCGATCGCGCCACTGGCCCCACCGCCACCACCACCTGCTCCACCCATCACTGAGTTAAGCGTTGACACCAATGCCTCCCGCACGGAGTCTACCGCTGAAATAAGCTGAGGGAAAAAGGCTTGCATCATTTGGATGATGCTGGGCAATTGCCGCTGGGTATTGATTTCAGAATTGACGTGAATCAGTAGGTCGGTCTTCAGGATGTCGTTGGTCACGTCTTGCAGCAGCTTGCGCTGTTCGCTGGCGGTCTGGTACGCCTGGATGTCCATCAGGTTGGACTCTCGAAGCACCTGGAAGATGTCAGTCAGAGATGCACCGCCGCTGGTGCCACCCATGCGGGCGGAGACAATATCCCCGGGGGCAAATGCAAAAACGTTATAGCCAGGTCCAGCGGTAACGCTGCCGGGGGTGTCGTTGAAAGCACCATCAATCAAGCCGCCAATGTAGTTTGTAGCACTTCTCAAAGCCCTAGGGATTATCCGCCTAGCGGGTTCGCCAAAGGGTCCATGGCGCCGAATGTACTCAGCGCCTTGCTGCGCATTTTCAACACTTATGGCTTCAGGGTTCTCCTCGATAGTCCGAACGATATTGGCCGCCGTTGCTATGGAGCCAATAGGTCCGGGCAATCCGGCGGCAAAAGAAAGTGCTGCGGATCGTCCTACTGGGCTAGAGATGGCGCTGCCAACCTGTTCTCCGATTTCCCTTGAATTGGTGTCACCCCCAAAGATCAGCTTACCGATCGCGCTTTCTTTGAACCCATTCACCATATCCCTGAGCTTATGGAAGGCGGCGATACCTTCTCTAGTCAGGTTGGCTAGTTGTGGCCCTGCCTCGCGGATAAACTTGATCACGTTATCCATGGCGGCGGCAATGCCATCACCAATTTCCTTAAGCGGGAAGCCGTTGAGCTGTTCAAGCAACTCCACTTGGGTCTCCTTCATCTTCAGCGATGCCTCATTCAAGTTAGACATCGCCTGGATGGTCAGGTTATGGGCCTCCGCCTCTAGCTTACGGGCTTGATCGCCTGGGCTTTCTTGCAACTGGGCTAGCAATTGCTCCACCCGTCCGCCATCACCGCCCGGGCCGGTCGGCAGCCGTCCGCCATTGGCGGCGCTAATATTGGCCAGCTCTTCAAAGGTACGGAGGTCCTGGGCGGTCGCTTGTCGTCCTAGGATGCCCTGCAGGGTGGCTGAGGTTTGCCGCTGTAGCCCTGAATTGCCAGCAATTAGGTTCTGGACGAAATTCGGATCACTAGCCGCCGCTGCCCTAAATTCATCGGCACCCATCCCGGAGATGCCCTGCACCCGGTTGGTGGTCATCCGCAGCACCCGCTGCGCATTGGCCATCATCTGCTCAGGTGAATTAAACCGCGAGTCTAGGGCCGCCTCATCGACGCCTGCTAGCCTCAGGTAGGCTGCTGAGGTGCTATAGGGGTCAGCGGTGCCACCGTAGGACAGGAAGCTTTGCAAGCCCGCCCCAGCCATCTGCACGTTATCTCTGAACAGGGCGGAGGTGCGGGAATTGCCGCCGGTTAGCCCTGCCATTACGTCCTGGAGCAAGCCGAAGGCGCGATCGCTCATCCCCTGGCCGGTCTGCTGCACCGCCTGCATGCGGGCGCTACCCATCATGTCAGCGTACTGCTGAATGTTGGATTCAAACCCGGCGCGGATGGCACCACCTACCACGTCGGATAGGTAGCCACGAACGCCCTCAGCCCCCTTCTCGCCGCCGGTGCGGGAGTAGATGCCAGCCATATTGGCGGTGGCCTCTACGTTGAGCCCTAGCGCCCGGGTAAGCTCCTGGATGGTATTTACCAGGGGTCCGGCCATGGCCGGGTTACTCAGGGCTCGGTTTTCCCGTAGTTGGTCAATCAGCCCGGCGGTTTCTTCTACCCTAAACCCGTTCTGGGTGCCTAGTTCAAAATTACGCAGCCTGCCAACGTTGCCTACGCCAAAGCGCTGGTTAATGTCCGCGATCTGGGTTTCGTAGGCGAGGGATTGATCAGCACCCCGGACAAGGCGATCCACCATGCCGCCGATGCCGCTACCGATGGAAGCACCTACCCCTAGCCCGGTCATCATCCCGGCAGGGCCGCCCAACATGCCAAGCAGTCCGCCGATGCCTGCCCCCACCGCACCACCAGCGGCGGCGCCGATATTGCCCTGCATGGCATTGCCAGCTACCGATGAGCCTACGTTGACGGCGGTTTGCATGATGGCTAGATTTTTCATCCAGCCAAGCAAGTCGTTAGTGCCGTCCTTCTTTTTGCCGTCCTCCTGCAATGAACTGCGTAGTTCCCGCAGGGAGTTGATCAGATCCTGATAGTCCTTGGCGCTATCCGGGTCCTTCAACGACGCATGGAGGATCGAGGTTTGCAGGCGGGAGGCGGCCATATTGGCCACGTCCGGCGCATTGGGCGCGATCGCCTGTACCGCTTGCACTCGTTGCTGGAAGTCGCCTAGGGTGCCCCTGTCGGTGGTTGGCTGCGGGGGCGGTGGCAATGCCCCACCGGTGTCAGTGGTAGGGCGCGGCAATGGCTCAAAGGAACCCCCACCACCTGCCGCTGAGGCTGCCGCCGCTGAGGGCGCACCGGTGCTGAAATGGCGTTCTAGATCCTGTTGCTTATTGATGGCGCGTTCTGCCCCTTCAATGAAGCCACTCGGGTCTAGGTTTAGGACGTACTCTAACTTATGTTCTTGGTCAGCCATGGCCGTAAATAAGAAAAGCCCCCGTCGTTACGAGGGAGGTAACAACGGGGGCATCTTGCGGGTGCAACTTAAAGCTATTTCCCACGCATCTGGTCGAGCATCTCAGGCGTTACCCCAAGTTCCCTTAGCTCTTGCTGGTAGCTATCGTCGTGGAATTCGTTATTGTCTGGATTGCCGTCGGCATTGCGTTCTTGCTCAAGCTCAATCACTTGCCGATACTCTAGGATCACCTGAGCCTCTGTCATTGCTAACCATCGAGGGTCAGTTGGGAGGAGTCGGTAGCGATCGCGGAGGATGAAACAGATTTTGTCCCATCGTCCGTTGTCGCTACCGTCCCAGATTTTTTTGCTTGAGCATCCTCGCTTTGCTGGTCCAACCAGGCGGAATACTCTTCAGCAAATTTGCCAAAAAATTGAAAGTCCTCTGAATTGGTAGAGGTTAGCAACTGGTCCACAAACCCGACTGGTTCTACAATCACCGCCTGGGCGATCGCTACCACCAGGGCGTTATACCGTAGCTGGTCGCCTGCGTCTACCCCCTCAATGCCTGCCTCCGCCAGGGCACGGTTAATGAACCGGTCCTGGTAAGCAGGAATTAAAAACATGGAGTCGTTAAAGGTGCGGGGTCGAACGACTAAGGTGCCTAGCCGCTCAAACCCCGTCACGGTCATTGTTACGGTCGTCATTTTGCACTCGCATTAAAGAACTAGGGAAGCGCGATCAACCCGCCGCCATCGCTTAGGGTTTGGTCAATCGCTGAGAAGGACACGTTTTCCATGATCAAGGTGTCCTGGGCGGTGAAATTACACTCCCAGGAGTTGATCACACAACCAAAGATCGTGCCAATGATGCCGCCACCACCGGATAGGTCCTGGGGGCCTTGGGTGGGGGCATAGAGCTGAGGGACGCCTACCCCGGCACTGCCCCGACGGGCAATCACAATGTCGAACTCGGGCATGTTGGTGATGGTCGCCGCTCGGCTGGTGCGATCGATGATGCCACCAGACACCGATGCCAAGCGCTTCATTAGGTCGCCATACTTGAGCAGCATGGAGCTGATTCGCCCTTGGTATTGTTTGATGCCAGGGACAAATTCGACAGCGCGATCGCTGCCAATTTCGATAGCGGGTCTTGCCTGGGTTTGGGCGGAGATCGAAATCGACTGGATTCGCCCTAGGCGTAACCCGTTGATGACTAGAGCAATGTCAAGGCTGTATTCAGCCCTAGCAAGGACAGAATTTTCAACCCTGCTGTATTGGGTACGGAAGGCCAAAATAACACCTCCTGGGGTGAATAAGGTTGGTTAGGCTTACGCGGCCACGGTGGCGGTATCTGGCACCGGCGCCAGGATTTGCGAGTTCAGGATAAAGTCGATCGCGGGGGCCGGGTAGATCTTGTAGGTCACGTCGATCGCGCTGCGGTTGGTTTGGTTGAGCGTTGCCGCCGTAAAGCTGGGGTCGTAACCGTAGATGATGGCCTGACTGCTAAGCCGGTCTAGGGTAAGGTTCACCGCCTCGCGGATGAGCCCCAGGGTGGTGCCATCTAGCGCCTTGCCGATGAATAGGGTTTCCTCCAGGTCGCGTACCGTCTGGGCCACGTAGTCGCTCTGGTTGATAATTGAGATTTGCTCAAATACGACAGAGGAACGGGCGGTGGTGATGGCCCGGGTCACCCGAAAGCCCCGGGACTCCCGCACCAGGGTAGGGTCACGCTCGATGGTTAGAATGCCGGAGATAATCGCGTCATCCAGTTCGGTGCTACCGGGCTGGTACTCGAACTCGGCGGCGGTGATATTGGTTAAAAAGGTATGGGTAATCGGGTCAGAGACGCCATTGCCTTCAGCCGCCAGCATCCCCGCCACGATCGCGGTAGTGGCATAGGCAGAGGAGTAGGTGCGCTGGCTGCCGGTCACCAAGTCCGCCATCCGTAGCCCGGGGGAGACAAATACTACCCGCTCGCTGTTAAAGGTTTCCGCCCTGGCCCGGATTTGTGATTGGGTCCAGCCTAGGGCATGGCCCAAGATGCAGATGCGTTCCCGCCGTTGGGCGGTAGTGGACATCAACCGGCAATGGTCGGCAAAAGCGGCTTGAACGCCAGCATCGGTGACGCCAGCGGGCACCAGGTAGCGCAGGGGCGTATATTTCACCTTATCGAGGGCTTCCAGCCATCGTTGCAGGGTAGGAACAGAGTCAAAGCCATTGCTAAGGATAATGGAGCCGGAGGGTGACAATGGGTCAATGCCACCGGCTAGGGACACATCACCGGCGGCCACTAACACCGTCGTCTGGGTGTTAACCAGGATATTAGTTTTCCAGCCATTGGCACTGATGCCCGGGGGTACGGCGGTTAAGGTGATGGTGCTGGTATAGGTGCCAGCATTGTAGGCGGCACTGGCAACAGCGTAGGCGCTCCAGTCATTGGACTCGTTGATTAGTCGGGCCAGTTCGATACCTACCGCCTGGATGGTATCGCCAGGCAGGGTGGAGTAGAACACCGTTAGGGGGCCTTCGGCGCGATCTCTGGGGGTAAGCGACAGGCTCAGGTATTGGCCACCCCGTTGCAGGATGCCATTGGCGGGTAGCTGGGTCTCGATCGCCTCAGTAGCAGGCTGGGAGGGCGGATCTACCACCAGGGTTTGCCGGAACACTAGGGACGCACTAGCGGCGGTGCCAGCGGCAATGGTGCCAGCGTCTAGCTTCTGCACCGTGCGCACCCGGTCTAAGCCGGTGCCATCCCACTCGTAATGAACAATTTGATAGGTACCGGCGTAGTCACCGGAGGCGATGGTAAAGGTAGAGCCAATAATACCTTTGTTGGTGGCATGCTGCCAGGTTTGGCCACTAGGCAGGGCAAAGCGGTAGATATTAGCACCATAGGCGGTGGTGGTGACCACCATGTTAGTAACCGCTTGGGTGTAAACGTTCTCCTTGCGGACAACGTTGTAGGTGCCGTTGACAGTGGCGGGCAGGGCCGCTGATACCGTCACGGTGGCAGGCGTTGGGGTTAGGTTAGTCCCATCCCAGGAGAAGGCGAGCGAGTCGGTGGTATTCACCCGCAAGCTAGCCGGGTATTGGTAGAAGAATGCGGCATTGGTAATCTGACTAGCGCCGGTCAGTGTTGCCTTGCCGTCACTGGTGGAGGTAGCGATCGTTAGGGTCTGGGTTGCCTTGGTGCCGCCAGCGGTGGCCCGCACCGATACCGGTGACTCAGCATTTAAGCGCTCAAGCAACTGGGAGACAGAGGGGACATTGTCAATGGTCTGCTTATAGGCTGTCCCATTGAGTTGGGTGCCAGCAATCACCGCCTGGGTACCCTGGATGGAGCCGGGTAAAAACTGAACACTGAAGGTATTGCCGTAGCCGCCAAAGTCCTTAAATTCACCCACTAGGGTGGTGCCATTGTTGGTGAGGGTGCCGGAGGCTTTGGCGGAATTGTCCGCCCGTACCCCTAGCACTAGGGGCGCACCGCCCTTGACGCCACCGCGAAAGGTAAGGGTGATGGCATCAGCCAAGGGTGAACCAGCACCAAATACCTGCTGGGCTTGGTTAGCATTTTTGAATGCGTAGGTGGTCAGGGGCGTGCCACCTAGGGCTGCACCTAGCACACAAACAACATTGGGGGCAAATTCCTGGGCCAACTCCAGGGCGGAGGCATCCACCTGGGTGTAGGCACCGGGTTGCAGAATACGGCTGACGGGCCGACCGAAAACAACACTAGAAGCCATGGGAGTTTCCTATTGAACTGGAGTGAGTAATGCCCGTTGCCATAGCCGTCGCCATTCGTCTAGCGATCGCGGCTCGGTGTAGTCTGCCAGCGTTGCCAGGGCGGCGGCGCGTTGATGGTCTGACAGGTATTGATTAGCGAATAATTCAAGCGTTATCGGCATAGAGTCTATCCGGGGGAGTGATGTCGTTAAGTTGGTTCAACCCTTCGCCTGCTGCACCAGACCATTGGCCACCGGCGGTGAAATTTTCCCAACTGAAAATGTGCTGCAACTGATCCACATCAGTCACTACCGATAGGTCGTAGGTGGCAGCAAAGGTTAGGCGGGACACGTAAAACTCAAACCCTGGCTGACTCTGGGTGCCTTGGTACTCCACCTGGTCATCGGCGGCATTAGTACAGTTCAGTTGATAAAAGCCGAGTGTCCTCAGTTGTGGAAGTGCCCACAGCGTCGCGTCTAGGCAATATTGCTGAAACCAGATATGCAGGTCATCGCGTAGGCGTTCATTAGTACAACAGATGGCCGCCTCTAGTTGGTCGTTAACCAGTAGCCCTGAAAATTTACGAACCGTCAACCCACGCCCGGGCAGTTGTACGGGCTCTTCATGCCAGTCCAAGTCCACCCCGGTGGGTTTATTGGTTGAGCCGAGCCGGAGGATAGCGATGCGCGGGCAGTGTTGACGGGCGGTCGGATAGGCGCTAGTCACATCCAATGGTAGCCATTGGCTAGCGCGACTATCCCCATGGTCTGTTTTAAGGCGCTTGATGGCCGCCTCGTTAACGTCCTTGGCAAATTGTCGGGCAATGTCTAGTAGGACGGTTTTTCCATCACAGGGGTAGGGGAACCGTTCCCCGAAAAGGGCGCTTTCACCTCCCGCTAGGCTGCTATCCATTGATGGCAATCTCGAAGAGGAGAATAGCTAGAAGGGCAGCGATCGCGATAAACCATAGCATCAGAAGCCATGCTCCTTTAGAACGTCTTGAACCGCCGCCGCGATCGCCTGCTGAATTTCCGGGTCCGCCCGGTTGACGGCTGACTCGAACCAGTACTTACCAGCCATTGGCGGTAACGTCTTGGCAAAGAAATAACGGCCACTAATGCCCCTAAAGCCGTTCTCGCCATTGACAAGCTGATGATTGCCGCCTGGGATCGTAAGTCGTGCTTTGGACGCATAGCCAGCCTTAGCGCTAGGGGTGTACTTAGGACGCACCTCGCCCCGGCCTGTCTCCAGGATGGCGAGGTAGTTCCATTCCTCCGGGTTGTCCGCGTAGCGGGTCATCGCGGAGGCATAGATGCGGGAGCGAAAGGGAGATCCGTAGGGATACTCCGCCTGGACGCTAGCAGCACCGCGTCCGGTGCGTTTTTGAATGACATGGCCGCCAGTACGGCTACTGAAGGGCACCCCGCTTAGGTGCTCCTTGCCGTAGGTGGCAATTAGATCCGAGGCATCCTGGATCGCTACCTTGGCGATCTCAGGGATGATCTCCTTCACCTGGCCCAGCCCAAACTGGCCAGACTTCAGGTTGATGGCATAGCGGTAAGCCATTATTTAGCCGGTGCTTCCTTAGCGGGCTTGGGGGCGGTGATTTCTTCTACCTTGAAGCGATCGCCGTAGAGGGCACTTAACTCCTCCTGGAGGGCGACTACCTGCACACCCACCACCGGCTCCCCGATCGCTACCAGCTTAGCTACTGGTAGGTAGATGGAACCTTGCTTAATCTCGCCGGTGGTATCAATAACGCGATAACCCATCTTCTTTTACTCCAAACCGTTCGCGGGATAGAAAAACTTGAAAGGCGGCAACGGTATCACCCATCTGGCACGGCATCACCGGCGCGGTGGCGTAGTAGATGCCGCCTGCTATCTGAAATCGGTCCTGACGCTTTGGGCGATCGTTGACCACCACAAATACCTCACCCGGGTCCTGCACCAGGTAAAGGCTTGCCTCGCCCTGGTAGTAGATGCCGCCCTTGTCCTGGAATGGCGTTTGTTTGGGCCTACAAAAAATGCCCTTCAGTGGGTTGTTTGGGTTGGGCCGGTAGTCGATGCCGGAGTCAAACAACCCGCTTGTGGGCGCTAGGTAGTCAGGTTGCCCAGCCTCGTTATAGGTCGCCTGCTTAGCCTCCACCGCCTTCCAATGGTAGACAGTGGTGCCAACCATTGGATTGGACGCGATCGCGGCGATCGCCTGACGGATGAAGATGCCTTGCGGCGTCTCTGTAAAACCGAGGCTAGGCTGCATGACTAGAACATTTCCAGGACAGCCATCACCTCGATAGCCCCACCGGCGATCACGGTGGAGGTGTCGGTCTGGTTGTACTGGAAGGTCAGAGAGGGTACATCGTACCAGGACAGGGCGTCAGCACTAGCAGCCACATCTCGAACGACGGTGCCAGCGGTTACCAAGGAAGCGGCAGCAATGGTCACCAAAGTTTCAGCGCTAGCGGCGCCTTGCTTCACCTTCAACAGAAAGTCGTCGCCTGTAGTATTGCCAGCGGTAGCCGCGATCGCGACTCGGGCATGGGCATAGGTCAGCCGTACATTCTTAAGCCCGATAGCAGGGACGCTCCAGGTGAAAAAGGTAACGTCTGAACCCTTGGCGCATTTGGCTAGGTTAACGACACCCCGCACGCCAAAGCGACAGGCGCCATAGTTGTACTGCTGGCCAATGTGCAGGATTGAGGCGGTGGCTTCATTGTCGGTAGAAAGGCTACCGATTAGCACATCGCTGACTAGGGGCGCGGCGTTGTTGGTATCGCCGTAGGTGAGCCCTTGGAGCCCGAAGTAGATATTTTTGTTGCTCAGGTTTTTGGCAGCCGCAGCGGTCACCTTGGGGCCGTAGGGGCCAATGATCTTGTCGCCCTCGACGATCACGCCAGAGGCAAGGGTAGGGGTGAGCCCGGTCGTTACCGCACCGCCACTGGTGAGCGGTAAGCCTAGCTCTAGCCCGGCGCGGATGCCTTCACCGGGTTGTAGGTATTCCAGGCTTTTGCGTAGGCTATGCTCCCAGCCTTGCTCGGGCTGAGAGATGGGGGGAAAGGGGGAGGTTTGGGGATTGAGAGGCATGGTCGTTTCCTTACAAAATGTCTAGGTCAAGTCGAGCGTAGCTATCTAGTATCAAGTTGGCCGATAGTTGCCAGCTTGGTGAAAACTGGGTGAACAGTTGTCCAAAGTTCAAATTCACACAACCAATCGAAAGCGCCTGCATCCCCTGGGTGAGCGCTTGTTGCCAGAAAATTGCTTGCCGGACGGCGGCCATGTTGGCGATCGCCTCAGCAATGTCGGTGGGGATCTTGTCCCACCCGGCGGTGTAGGTAAGTTCTACGTTGTTCATACCGGGCGGTAGGGTAGCAAACGTACCAATGCCAATATCAGCGCCAACGGCATAGCCCCAGTCCCAATAGTCCCAAATATTTTGGTTGATGGTGACTACACCGGTCTCGGCGTCGCCGTGGAGCAATTGGGCGCCGCTGCTGCGAATATTGAGCGGGTTAAAGTCCTTTTCGGTATAGCGCCTAAATAGGGTGCGGCTATAGCTGAGGGCATCTATCCTAAAAAATTCATCAATAACCAAAGGACGTTCGCGCAGGTGGACCTGTCGCTGACGGCTAAGGCCATTGTACGCCTGACGGATGTATCGCCACTTGGCAAAGCGTCTGCCGGTGCGGCGTTCGCCTTCAGCCGTCGCTTCCTCCAGGCATCGCAGTACATAGCGGCTATAGGCGGTTTCCACATAGGTTGTCGTTAGGTTCTCCGGGCCGTTGTAGTAAAGGGTGCTGCCTACCCTGGCCCAGCTCCGTTCGTAGCGGGTAGCTAAATCCTTGTAGTCCACCTGGGCAGCGTGTTGGTCATCCACCCATAGCCCATACAACACCTGGTCGTCGGCTAGTTCCGCCTCCCAGTAACCTAGGGCATTTAGTTCCCAGTCCAGCCCCACCAGGGGGACGGCAATCTGAACCGATGCGCCAGGGACGCTTCCTAGCACCTCTAGCACCTCCCTAGGGGCGGCATAGACTAGAGCACCGTTGACACAGTAGCTAGTTGCCTTGGGCGGCGTAGCGGTGGTAAAGGGTTCACTATGCTGAAGGGTGCCATAGGCGATTACCTCCAGCGTATAGCCCTGGTCAAGTTTGATCTTGTCCCAGATGCTTTGGTTTGGCACCACCCGCACCACACCCCGTTTGGCATGGCGGATGCTAATCACCGTCGTGCTACTGACAGCGATCGCATTGTTGCCATCCCGCCAGCGTACCGTCAATGCCCTGGGGACACTTACCCCCAGGACCGTGATGGTAGCCGGTGTTAGGTCGAGTTCATCGCCCGGTCCCCGGCTGGAGTTGGCCCACAACTGTATGTCAATGGGCCAATTATCCAGCCAGGGATACTCGAACGAGGTGCCATAGGTGACAGGCATTAGCTAAGCAAGCTAAGGAGTTCCTGTGCCTTTTTCTCAACGCCCTTGGTTGTGTCCGCGTCGATTACCGCCTGTAGGTAGGCGCGGCGCAGCTCAACCGGTAGGGTTTCATTGAGAGCGGTATTTTCTACCACCGGCGTCGATTGAGCGATCGTCAGCCCCTTTAACTTTTCCACCTCCACCTGGATTAACTCCAGGTCATCGGCAGAAAGGACAAAGGGTTCTGCCACCGGTTCCGGTGCTGCCTCCGGCTCAACCGGGGCGGCGATCGCTACTGCATCCGTACTCAGGTCCACCAGCGATAGGCGGAAATGACGCTGGATGCGCGGCTCAAAGGACTCAAGCAACGCGGCGATCGCGGCGGCGGTGTCATCGCTTACCTCGTAGGGCACATCCACCGCAAAGGTGAATGAACCCCCCTCCCCAGGCTTACCGCCCGGCACCTGCGGGACCGGTGCGCCTAGCCCAGGGAAGCGATCGCTATGTAGGGTTAACTGTTTCATGGCTACGGTTGAGACGGGACGTTTAAGATTTCAACAATAGCTTCAGGATACCTTACAGTAAAGGCTAATCTTTCACGAGCCCTGATACCCACTTGGTCCGTTTGGCTTAGCAGTTCCTGATATACCCTGATGTTAAATCGCTGCCAGTCCCCAATAGCAAAGGCTGATTGGTTCATTACCAGGGCTTTTCCGTAGGTTTCACCGGGTTGCGCATCCAGGAAGGTGGTAGCAATGACCGGGGCACCGGCTAGGCGTCCGATCTCACCGGTGAAGATACCAGCACCAGAGCCATAGGCGTAGCTGCTCATGGTTTGGAAGCTACGGTTACGCAGGAGGGCTTCCTCCCAGGCTAGGCCCACCATCACCACTACGTCGCGCTTATTGCGTCCGTAGATGCCCAGGTAGCGCATGGCGCGTACCAGGTTGCTGGTGGCGGTGCTGGAGTCCACCGAATTGGTGCTGGAGTCCAGTGTGGCATCGTAGGTGTAGGGCGTCGCGGCGGCCTGGGCAAATAGCCCATTAAAGACATTCTTGGGGTCGCCGGGGCCATGGTCTATGGTGGTATCCCCTAGCAGGAAGGCAAGCTCTTCCGCTTGGGCAAATTCCCGAGCCATTTCCTCTTTCAGCATCCCTTCGATGTCTCGAATGGTGCTGTCCTCGAATACTTCCTGGTCCACGGGTAGCCAGGTCATCAGCTTCTCGGGCACCAGGTCGATGCTGTCGAGCCGTGCCTTAAATTCCGGCGCCGGTTGGCCCGCTTTGACGCTGTAGGCACCTTGGGCGCGTACCAGCTTGGGGATGCGGATCTTGGGCTTGGTCATATTGATCAGGCTCTTGCTGCGGTCAGCGATCTGCCGCATGAAGCATTGTTGCCGGATCAGGGGGATCACCTCGGAGGCGATCGTGGTTTGGAGGGTAACCTCGGCACCACCGCCATCGCTAATGCCTAGCGATTTCAGTAGCGCCCGACGGGTAAGCGCAGCGTTTGTCATGGTTTGGGGTCCTTATGTCGTAGCTAAATTAATCGTCGTCAGCCTCATCGGCTGAAAATGGCAGTGGCTCACCCGCTTGTTGTGAATGGTATTGCAGCAACAGCGCATCACCGAAGGACACGGGGCGGTCCAGGTCATCGCCGTCCCAGCCAAGGCTGGCAGCACTCTTTACCAGGTCCTCATCACTGACGATCGCACCAGCGACGCCCTTACGACTGCCATAACGCTGGCCCTTGGCTGCCTTGCGCATCTGGCGTAGGTCGGGGATAGCGTCCGGGTCTTCGTTATCCTCCGGGTCACGGGTTGCCATGGCTTGTTGGATGCCGGATTCGATCGCGCTCTTGATCAAGTTTTCTAGCGGGATTTCGTCCGGTGCTTGGTCCTGGGCGCGTTGGCTGATGCCTGCTGCTTTCTCTAATTGGTTGACGCGATCTACTAGGGGGCCTTCGTATTCGGTGCCAAGGATAGTTTCTTCGAGGGCAGCGACGGCATCAAGTAAGGAGCCACCCCGGGCGCTTTTCTTGAGGCCAGTGTGGTTCTCTAGCTGACTGACGCGATCGTGGAGGGAAGAGCCACCCATGCCGCTGTCGTCCATGTCATCTTCATCATCGGCGTCCATGGCTTCGGGGGCGTCCATGTCCTCGTCATCCTCTTCCATGTCCTCGTCGTCGGGGTCCATGGCAGGAGGCGTACCAGGGGACATGGGTGGCGCACCATTGGCGGCGGGGGCACCATTGGCGGCGGGGGCACCATTGGCGGCGGGGGCACCAGCGGTAGGGGGCGCACCGGCACCCGCCTGGGCAGATTGCAGGATTTGTAAGCCTTGTTGGAATACTCCCATCAAGGCTTGTAGGGTTTGTGGGTCCATTTTCTAGTTACCTAGCTAGGAGTAAATAACGTACTGTTGGGGAAACTGAACGTCGATGCCCACAACGCCGGGTGAACCGGCAGGGCGCAAAGGTTTTCCCTTTAGCTCCTCAGGCATCTTCTCTACGAATTCGTCCAGTGCTTTGGTTAGGTCGGCATTCATCGCCTTCACCGTCCCCGCCGCCTGGTAGTCGTTCATAAACGGCAATTCTTGGGCGAAACGGGTGCAGTATTGCAAGAACCGGACAAAGTTCACCATCGGGTCGGTCGGGGTGTCAGTCATGCCCGCGATCGCCCTGGCGCTGTCGGTCAAGAAAGAAACCGTCTCCGGGCTACCCCAGGCGTCCTTGTCCATGTAACAAGCTTTGGCTAGGTTGCGGGTTAGTTGGGTGATGGTGATACCGAATACGTCAGTGGGGGGCATGCCGCCGGAGGAATAGAGGCGATGGGCTTTGGGTTGTTTGCCACCGATACCCTTACCGGCATGGGCACTAGCGGACTCATCCATTTGTACCTTCTTGCCGCCCTTCGGCTGTGGGCTTTTGGCGTCAACCTTACGACCCATCGCCGGGATGCCCGTATCCCGCCATGAGCCAGAACCAAACTCACGCCCAGGATTACCCAGGGCTTTGCGGAGGAAGTTGTCGATAGTCATGGCGGTGCCTGTTTTGTTAAGTTGATTTCGCTGGGCAACTTCTTCGTCAATTCTTCGCAGTGCTTGATCTCGCTTTATCTCTGCGTTGAAGCGGTAAAGCGCTCTGTCTCGTCCAGAAAGGTGGAGTCCTAGCCTTTCTTCCCGGGCGAGCTTTCTGTTCTCCACCATATCGGCATCAATCTTGGCAAGGTAATTCTGACTGGATTCCCCCATCCGCGTACCTTTAGCCCAGCCAACGATCGCGTCAATCACGTCATTAAAGGGACGTTTGTAGGCACCCTCGTTGTTTTGCCAGATTTCTCCCGCCACTTCTTTTTCAAAGAATTTGTAAGCGCCCTCAATTTTTTTGTTGATCTTCTCGACAAATTCTCGCTCTGGCACGGCATCCATTTTTACCGCCGTAGAGATGATTTGGTTGAGCCGTGATTTGAGCTTTTTGCTAAGTTCGGGGATCTCGGTGCCGTCACCCCGGCGTAGGTCTAATGAAGCGACAAGTGCTTTTAGGTTTGCAGGTGTCGCGATCGCGCCATCTTCCGGCATCGCACCATCCTCCGCCCCCTCCATCGCCTCACCCTCAGGCATAGGCTTATCCGCGATCGCGGCTTGCTGCTGTTCCAGCATTTCGCCAACGGTGGGTTCGGGGTCCTGGGCGGCGGGTTCAACGCCTAGCTCTCGCATAAGGTCGTCGTCAGACATGCCTGCTACGCCTAGCTCCTGCAGGAGATCGTTATCAGACATGCTTGGCGCGTCGTCGTCAGGCTTGGTTATTTCAAAAAGTGCGTCTTTGACCTGCTTCAGGTAAGCCTCGGTTTGCTTGCGCTTTCTGGGAGTTATGCTTACAAGTCCAGCATCAGCCAATGCCAGAAAATTCTTAATTTTGTCTAGCTCTGCCGCCAATATTGAAGGGCTTTGATCTTCTAAATATGGTTTTGGCTCCTTTTGTCGTCTTGCCTTCGGCTTAGTCGCTTTTGCCTTTGCTGGTGTCTCTGCTCCCTTCTCCGCCTCCACCACCGGGACGATCGCGGGCTTTTCCGCCTTCTTCTTCCCGCCAGACGGCTTACCGCTGGCCTTGGGTTTATCCATCCGTTCCCATCGGCTATTGGCATTAAGCCGATAGGTAACACCGCCCTCTACTTTGGTGTCGCCTTCATTGTGGCCACCAAATAAGCCTAGCTGGCCCGGGGAGGGTGCCCGCCGCCGTCCTGCCTTGCGTAGGACAATGCCGTGTTCCTCGCTAGGGTGAGCGGTATAGGGGACGCCATTCAGGTAGATGTAATGCTGGTGCCGGGCGAGCATGGTATTACCCACAGATTTAGCAAGCGCGGTGATATAGGCGCCATTGTCGGGGGTCTCGGACTCAATTAGTCGATTAGCTGGGTTATCAGTAATGCTCAATTCGTCCAGCCGTACGTCAGTAATCAGGTTACAGGTCCGCCCGATCGCATCTCTACCGGGGCGTACACCGTTGATCTTGCCACCAACGCTAACGCCAAGGTGAACCATGCCCTCTTTGAGCATATTCCACACCACCCGGGCGATGGGGTTAGCGCCAGATAGGACACCCCGCCAACGCGTAGTGCCATCGCTATCGACACTCATCTCAGTCACCCGGCCCAGGGGGAGCGCGATCGCGGCTAGTAGCCCCACTTGCTGGTCGTAGGGAATATTAAGGGCAGAGATGGACTGCTTTAGAAATCGCTCCCAAAAACCATGGTGCAGGCGAATGGGGCCACCCTTTAGTCCGTCCGGGCCACGGGTTGCCATGAAGCCAGGGATAGCGCGTTGAATCGCGTCCGGGCAAATGGCATCGCCGTCAAGATCTCTAAAAAAATTGGAGGCTACCCCGCCCACAACCATATCGGCTGACTTGGACAGGATAGCCTCCAGAGGAAGAACCATGGAGGAGATACGGACTAGGAAAAAATAAATTATGCCTACGCTATGCCTATCTTAGCGTAGGTTCGAGAAATGGTTAGGTTGACACGCAATCGCGCCAGTTTAACTAATTTATCAAAAAGTGTTGACAATTCGATAGAGGGGGGGTATATTGAGAAGTGTTGAACCACTTACGGAGACAGACCGATGAGCGCCCAGTCATTCTTCATTACTCCCAAATGGGAAACCGTTTACAGGCACAATTATTTTGATCTCGGACTAGAAGACGATCACTATACCTGGTTCTACCAAAAAGCTATAGAACTTGGCCTTAACCCGGATGAGCATGTGACACAAAGGCCACTAAGCAAGATGGGGTGGGATACCATGAACTGTTACATTACAGAAGATCTCTATCGTGCCCTTACTCCAAGGTTCGAGAAATGATTAGAACGCTGAAAATATGGATGCCTGCAAGGGGCTGCCGATGCCTTTGGCGTAATTAAGCGCAATCTTTGGGCAATTGGCGTTTCGGTTCTCCATCCGTGCTGCAAAGCTATGGGCTTGGCTGTCTGCTGAGTAAAGTAAGTCCCACACAATTGAAGATTCTAGGGCGGTCTTCTTAACGCCAAACCCGTGCAACCTCAGATCGGGGCGAGCTGTCTTAATCGCCACCAAGACGGCTTCAATTGCCCCAGGGTTGCTGTTTCGCTTGCAGACAGAACCTACCCCTACCCATTGTCCAGGACGTAAGCGATCGCCGTAATCGTGCAGGTGTCTAACGTAGTCAGCGGGAGAGTAGCCCTGTAATACTGGCATGATATAGACGCCGGTATTTAGGGCAAGCAGGCGATCGTAGTTCTCTATGGTTAGCCGTTGGTGGTCTTGGATTGTTAGCCCGGTCTTGCCAAGGATAAATGGTTCACACATATAGTCCTGTGCTACAGCTGCCACAAGGTTGCCGTTTTTTGCCCATCGCCGGATCTCTTTGGCATAGTCTTCTAATGGCAGGTGCCCTTGTCCGCCAGCAATGCGAGTAAAAGCGCCGCTATCCAATATCCAGGACTGAACCGGGAAGGGAGAGCGACGCCTTAGAAGTCGATTGACTGACACCATGCACCGGGGAAAATCCCCGCAGCCAGACAGGCCGTTGACGGGCTGATGCCAGCCTATGTAAAACTCCTGCATCAGAACGGTGGCCCTATCAAACCACTGTCGATTTTTACCGTGACAATTCTGGACGTGTTGCCGCCCAAGGGCAACTTAACCATCACCCTGTTGCCAATGGCCGCAAAGACAGACGCTTGCTGCCAGGGCTCTTCCGTGGATGGACGATAGGCGATCGCGTAACCGGGCTTCAGGTTCATGCTGTCACCTCCTGACTGGCTTTTAAGATCAATCCTGGGATCATCCATCCGACTTCTGCGAAAGTTTCGCAGTAGCCGTAGAAGTGTTTCCACACGAAATAGGGGAAGTCCTCGTCGGTGTCTATGCTTGCCACGTCGATCCGGACGATGATGCCGGTGAGGTTCAGTCCTTCTCTGTCGAGCAAGATATTCAGGATCTCTTCAAAGTCCAAATCGTCTTTGTCTAGGGTTTCTAGTAACGCTTGGCCAGTGAGAGCTTCCCTGCTGTTGTCTATCGTTGTCCGGTAGTCAACTTGTCGAAAGAACTCAGCCCAATCCACCTCTTCGAGCAAGTGGGCCAGCGGCGGCCAGTTGCCTAGCCAATCCTCCATGTCGTTATCCAGGCTGATTAGCGACAGCGGCAGGATTAGCCCCACTGCCATGTTGCCGGGTAGTTTGATGTTCATGGCTAACTCCTAATCTGAATGGGCATCATCAAATAGGTCGCCGGGGACCCATCTGTAAAAACTACTGGCTTAGTCGGCTCGTTCATCTCCATGGTGAAGGTTGCACCCACGATCGCGTTGGTTAGCGCCTCCTTGATGTACTTACCATTCCCCGCCAGGGCGATCGCGTCGTTGCAGGATGCACCGGTAACCTGCTCCTGAGCCTTGGCTGCCCCTTGCGCCTCCGCACTCAATACCAGCCCAGTGGTGTCAAACTCCAGTTTGACAATATCCTTGTTTTCACCGGCCACTACCAGGGTGCGATCGAGTGCGGCTAAGAATGGCTTGCGATCGCAGGTCGTCACCTTTG